AGGTCCCCTTCAATCTCGGCTTTGACTGGTGTGCCAGCCACGCTATCCCAAACAATACAAACAAGTTTGTTGGGAGCCTTTTCCCTGATGAGTCCGATGAGACGTTCAATGTTCTCAAAGACCTCCTCAATCGTGCCAGGCTGAACATACATAAAGTTGTTCTTTGTGTCAAGCCCTAGTTGTTCCATAAACTCTGGGGAGGCTGAATTTTCTGTATCAATATATATTGCCAGCCCTCCCATCTTTTGTGTGTTCGCTAAAATTTGGGTGACGACAAGGCTCTTACCGCTGGCAGATTCGCCAGCAATCGTTGTGAGTTTGCCGACAGGAATCCCACCGTTTCGCTTGTTGGATATAAGATAATCCAAAAGCGTTGAGCCGGTAGGAATCCAAGTCTTTACGTCTGTGGGGTTGTCCCCGTGCAAATCGTAGGCAATAGTTTCTTTAGCTGCCTTATTTAATTCGCTACGCAAATCATTTACAAGGGAGTTTGTAGCTCCTCTAGCCATTTTCTTCTCCATAATGGAGAGACACCTGTAACCCCGTGCCTCCCTGCGGGCTGGCGGTCAACTACGCCAGGAGTTCGTCAAAAGCGGACTCAATATCGGACACACCTTCTATGCTGATGTTCGGCTTAGTCGTGGTAGTGTCTTCGTTGTAGCGGGTGGTTTCCGATCCGGTCGTGGTATCGGTGTCACCCAGAGTGTCGTTAAGAACTTTTTCACACTCCTCGTAAGTGGCTACCTCAAAAATATCGTCGGCAACTTTGATGCTCTCCAGAAGAGTGTTGACCTCTTCTTCGGTCTTGGCGAGCTTACTGGTGCGACGCATCGGACGGACGTCCGTAGTTGGGAACTGCTGACCAGACTTCTTGCCATAGTCAATACGCAGGTCCGTTCCCTTTTCGGTGTCAGTAATGTCACCGTAGTCGGGGTCAAGCACTACATCAAGTAGAGCCTGATAGGTGGTGCGGGAAAAGCCCCACCAGCGAACACCCTTGTCCTCTTCGCCACGAACGACGACAGGAGCAAAGATTCGCATCTTCGGCCAAAAGCGTTTGGCTGCTTCCTTGGAGCCTTCGGTGCCTTCGTTCCAAAGAGTTGTTCCCCATTCTGCGATGGGGTCGGCGTCGCCGTTGGTACGAGGACTGAGGACAGTTGTTTTGCCCTCGGCTCCCATGCCGTAGTGGTAGTACGCCTCAAAGAAAGGATCGCCGTTGGGAGGACACACAAGTCGTAACTGGTGTGTGCCTTCTTCTGGCTTCCAAAAGTTGTCCGAGGAGTCGCCCCCTCGCGTCGTAAGAGCGGAATGTTTTTGCCGCATCTTGTCAAGATCAATACCCATAATTTTCTCCTTTACTGGTTTAGTTGACCGTACATCTACTATACCATATCAGGAGAGGGTGTATAGTTAATTTTCTTTCGGGGGGTCTTCTATTTTGAAAATCTTAACAACTTCAATGGGATGGGTTTGAAGTTTTTTTCCAGTGGCCACAAGGATGGAATTCTGGTATTTATCCCAGTCCAATTTAAGGTCTCGACCGGTCTTCCCGTCGTGTTCTTCAGCGACCGCTAGGTTGAGCGCGTTGATAGTATAGAGGGTATTGGTTTGCTTCTTGCGATGAACTCGCATAGTGAACAAGGTGGGGTGAAAGCGCCGTCCCTTCACGGGGATCGCATTGTAGGTAAGAAATAAACGAGAGGGTTCACTCTTTTGCTCTAGCAGAAAAATCAAATTATTGGTGAGATTTAAGTTGTTAGCTATAAATTCCACCTCCTTTAAGATTGCTGCCTCGTCGTCAGAGTCCAAAAAAGACGCCAATAAAAATCCGTTTTGTCTTGCCATACTAATGGGCGCTCCTCGCCTACGCTCTGTTACCTATTAAATAGGTTGCGGATAGCTATTCGGCGTGGTCGGAGGACTGAATACGGGGGGATGTGGCTGTACAGAGCACCATCATGTCATCAAAGCTTGTGGAATATACCGAAAAACTCGTCGAAACCGAGTCATTTTGAAAGCTTTTTACATGATCCTTGATCTTCTTCATTAAGGTAGGGTCTTCGTCCAGATCTTGTGCCGGGATCCCATAAAAAAAATGCAGATCACTTATGGACTCAAGAGGGAACAAAAGATTAACCTCTTGCTGCTCGTCGTGGATCGAAGAAACGCCATAGGTGCTTAGGCGGCACCAGTCGATAGGGGAAATCTTAGTTGAAACAACAGGTTCGGTGTGTTGGAAATAATTTATCATCGCGATAAGGTAGGAAATAAAATGAGAGGCATGTCTTTCGTAATCTTGGATGGAGACATCTCCCATAAGCCTTTCGACAACATCCTTTTTGAGTAAAATTAAATTTTCAAACATTCCGCTGCGTGCATATTGCTGCAATATATTGAAACAAATTTTATCATCGCGTTTCTGAATCTCTGAAAGCATTTGGCGGTCAGGGCAGATATAAAGAATATGAACCTTGGCGTCTTGGAGGCACTGAAGCAACTTCAAAGTACATCCGGAAATAGGATCTCCGCCCATTACTACGAGAAGAACTTCGTCCCCCTCTTTAATAGAGCGCAGATAAATGCCGGCACCCGTGGGATCAAAGTTTTCCTCATACGCAGCCATGTCAGGATAGGTGCCGATGGCCCAACTTCCGCGCTCATCGATTTCCTTATCGATTTTATAAATGCGATACTCTGGATGTTCTGTGAGTTCTTCTGCTACTGCGCAGCCGGCTTTTCCAAGCCCTATGACTTTATCCAACTTCTAGTTTCCTCATGCAACCCAAGGTTGTGCCTTTTTTGATGTTTACCCCGAAAGTTCCAAAGTTGGTGGAACTCATTAAGGCAGCCAGCATTTTAAGTAGGTGCTCATCCTCATTTTTCATGTCTAGGATGACAGCATCGTGGATGATAAAGGCTAAGGCAGACCCTTCAGAATGGGTGCGCAAAAGATGGTCTAGCTTTAGAGCCTGTTTTAGCGCCAACTCTGCTGCGGTAGACTGGACCAAGTAATTGAGTGCGTGATGACGATCTACGTCGTGAATCACCTTTCTAAATGGAGTGGTGACCGTTTTATCTTTCCAGTGTGTGGCTAGCAAAGAGTCCTTATCGTAGAACTTCTCTAGCTCCTTGGCTTCAGGGCTTTTGGCTGCGGCTCGGGATCCGTAGAGCCATGCAAAAAAGGCTACCTTCGCATCGTCGCGAGTGCTGAGATTTTTGAAGATCTCTTTGAGGTGAAAATCATGCACGTCTTCTGTTGGTTGAGGCTTCTCTAGGAGTCCCAACAGTGTCCGCACTTCAGCGCCGTTAAAATCTAACTCCACGAAGAAATCGTTAGAGGGTAGTACGGATGATCGGAACGTTTTATTCATAGTGAGAATGGGTAATGTATTTTTCTGTGTGGTCATCCGTCCAGTGCGGGTTCCAAACTGATTGTACTTCACGTAGGGATCGCATGTCAATAATGTTTCTGCGTGGCTCCGTAGCTTGGCGTCCTTGGTGTAGGTGCTGATCTTGCGGCGATCCAAAGTAATCTGGCGGTTGGCGATCTCTGCCAGCATCACCGAAACGTGCTCATAAAATTTATAGCGGCGTGGTTTCTCCACCGTCTTGAGAATATGTTCTGTGATTTTATTTTTCACCTCGCAAAATTCAATGAGAAAGCGGGAAGGCACCAGATCGAAGAAACAATTCTCGTAGGTGTCTACGTGCGCGAGGCGGAGCGAGCGCTTGAAAGACTGGATACGCCGGGCTACATCATCCCAATCATCTTGTAGATATTCGGGGATGTGATCTCCTATCTTGCCGCCCTCCAAATAGAGAGAAGCATACTCTATATCAAGCCCCCGCAAATAGGGAGCATACTTCCATGTTGTGGTGAGACTCGTAGGAAACTCACCCACATCGAAGATGAGTTCGTTGTTAGTATAGATTCCGACGCATTCGGTTTTGTCGTCCAGTGTCTGAAATATCATCATCGCTCGTTACGGGTTGTGGCCCTGGTCTTATTATATCTCCCACGCTCTCTACCGTTAATGGGTCTATATCGTAGGGTCCAATAAACTTTTCCTGGGCATACCGAAGAGCCCTGGCATATCCATCCTGGCTGCTCAAATTATAGATGTTCATTACTCTTTGGATATCCTTGACGCGCGCTGCGCGCTTTTTTCGGATTGATCGTTCCATACTTCGCGCTACATAAAACGTTTTTAAGCGCCATCGCTCACCATACCGATCGGCAAACTCTTCTTCCGTAAGGGGAGAGCGCTCAATCACCCTGCTAGCCGGAGGGCAGGGACGC